ATAAGGTGAGGGCTGGAAATCGACAGCGTTACTGCCTGAAAGGGTGGCTGTACGCGCTTGCCAGATCTCAACAGCGATCATCAAAGCTGCATTCTGAACTGCTGTGTCTAAAGTGTAATCGACATAAGTATCGCCTGATACTGTGCCAAAAGGTTGTACTGGATGCTCTACTGCTGGCACATTGTTATTGCCCGTGATGTTGTAGGTTATGTTGTAATCGCCTACTCCAGTTAGAGTCTTAGATCCGTTGTGCTTAGATCCGTTGCCTGTGATGTTCACAGTCTGACCTACATAAAAAACCTTTTCGACTTTTTCTTCGAAGTAAAGAGTGCCAGTTGTGGCTGTGTTGCTGTGTGCAATATTGTAATAAGAGTTAGTCCAGAGCATAGGCAGTAAAACTGCATCGGATGCATCACAGACTTCTTGAAGGGTGGCATCTGGGTACAGCGTACCGACTCCGAGAGTGCTGCGGAGTTCTGCGACTGTTGTGAGTGCCATGTTTTCCTTTCTAAAGACTCTAGGGGATCAGAGGGCTACTGACCCCCTAGAGCGACTTAGTAACCTATTAAGTTAGGTTGAACTTACGAACACCCTTACCTGACTTAGCAAGATAGATTGCTAAGTATCCGTAAAGGTTGATCTCGATCTCGCCAGATGTCAAAACATTGACACGAAGCTGTGTCTGTGGTGATTCCCAGACATAAACGCTGCTTGGAGCAACGAGGAATGCTGAGTTGTCGATTACGCCAGATGCAGCGATGTTGTGATCTACGATCAAGTCAGTACCGAGAACATTGCCACGAACAGATGTAGCAACTGCTGTACCTGCTGCGTTGTATGTTGCGCCTTGTGCTGAGTACAAAGCTCGTCCTGTGGTATCCGCGTAGCCGGTGATTGCTGCCCATTGGTCAGTCGAGGCAACTAGCTTGTTAGCAAAGTCTCCGCCTGTACCCTTGTATGCTGCTGCGCCTTCTACAGAGATGAATGACTGCAATCCAGCTGCTGTTGCTGCTGTAGTTGCTGCTGTTGTACCAGATGCGATGAATGCATTTAGAAGTGCTGTATCTGTTGCCTTCTCGTATGCCTTGCGAAGTTCGACCATCATCAATTCCATGAATGCAGGTGATGAGCGATCTACTAGCTCGAATGATACGCGCTGTAGTCCTGAGAACTTGTTTACATCTACTGTGTCGTATGCAGATGTCATGCCTGTCTCAGATGGTGCTGAACCTTCGTTTGTGTCTGCAACTGTTGGTGCAACATCTGGAGTAGATGCGTTTGTGTAAAGGCGTGGAACTGTGAAGCTCATACCTGAATCGATAAGTGCTTGGCGTGTTGATGCCTCGAATGCTGGACGACCTGTAAAGGTGTCTGTGATGAATGTGTCTAGGTGACGAGGTAGTGTCAAACCTGTGTTTGTTGATGTTGAATCATCTGCTGCGCGAACTACGCGGCGTGCTTCGTCATCACCTAGGGCAGCCTTGATGTTAGCTTCTAGATATTGTGCTGAAGTGATTGGTGCTACGCGCTCGCGCACGAATGTAGTTGCTGTCACTACAGTTGGACGAGCAGCTTCAACCGCTGCTGCTTCTACTGCTGGTGCTGCAACTGTCTCTGGAGTATTCTCCACAGCTGTCTCGCTTTCTGTTGGTGTGATTTCTTCTTCTACGACCTCTGGAGTTTCCTCAGCCGCTACATCAATAACCTGAGCAGACTTAAATGCTGGCTCTGTTACCAATGAAACTTCTAGCAACTTGGCAGCGGATACGAACATCACATTGCCCTTCTGCTTTGACTTAATTACTTCTACGCCTACTGACAGACCTGATTGCAATCCTTCTTCTGCAAGGATGAGAGCCTCTGAACCTCTGTTGCTACGGCTTACCTTGAAAGATGCATAGATGCCATCTTCTTGCTCTGTGAATTGTGTTGCCTTGCCTAGTGGCTGGCGTGAGTCATGCTGATTAAGTAGCTTGACTGTCTTAGGATCTTTTGGAAGTGCGATTGCGCCCTTCTCAAAGACAACCTTGCCGGCTGAAGTGTTACCGACTTCGCCTGTACCTGCTGGCACGATCTTGCCGGAGATTAGTCTTTCTTCAACATTGGCAATAAGCCCTGCTGTAAAAGTTATGACCTGATTTTCCATTATTCGATTCCTTCACTGCCGTTAGGTGTTAGATCTTCCATCTCCATCGCCTGTTCAACTGTAATAAGGCCTAGAGATAACATCTTTTCAATTACTAGCAATCGCTCCATAGGCTCAACCGCTAAGAATGATGAATCGACATCGAACTTCACAGCGTTACCGCGAGCAGTGATGTCATCCATTGACAAACGATCCTCAATAGCACATACATAAGGTGCAAGGCTGAGAGAATAGAATTGCTTGCGTTCATCAAGTACGTTTGCGTAAGTCATGCTTTGATTGGCTTCTGCTGATAGCAGGTAAGCAGGGACATTACACAAGCGAGAAATCTCTGTTGCTAGGAATTGCTGTGCCTCGTCATACATCATGTCTTTAGGAGAGAATGATGTTGGCTGGTATTCAAGAGTAGATGTTAAATAAGCAGTGCTGCGATTATTGCGAGCGTTTTTCCATGCAGCAAGTAATCCTGCAACTTCTTTAGGATCTAGGTCAGCTCCGTTATTGCGAAGCACTCCGCTAGGCATTGGAGTCGATGCTGCAAGTACTGCTGCTTTGCGAAGATCAATTGCAGATCTAATTGTTTCAGATCCGCGCTCTAAAATACCTTCATCAAATGCTTGAAATGTTACAAGTGATCCGAGTCCTGACATAGGAACTGCAACAGCTTCGATGTAATACTGAGTCACTTCCATGCCGTAAAGATCTGTAGTAAATGTAACCTTAACATTTGGAATCCACTTAAAGCGAGATGGTCGGCCATCTTCTGCATAAACTTCTGTTACTTGCCAGTACGCAACACCATACATAAGCAATGAATCTACAGTCCACGCCATAGTTACTGAACGCGGTTGATTGATTGCAGGCTGATCAACCCAGATTGGATTGCCAAGCTCTTCACCTGTGGACTTACGATAAAGATTGAGTGGCAATCCACCGATAACACCGCTTAAAAGATTGCGGCACTTGGCAACTGCTGGCACTGACATAGCTTCATTGCGTTGAACGCGTGGAAGCACATAGTTATAAAGGGAGTTAAGATTCTCTCCCATAATTTGAGGGGCGTATTGCGCTAAAAGCGATGAACGCTTATCGTCATTAGAGATTGCTTCAGTTTTGCGGAATAGACCCATAGTCATAAAGGATACCATTTGTCAAGTAATTGTACAATGTGGTAGGGGTGTGTCTAAGTGTAAATTTGTGGCTTAGGTTGAGGGATCATTAACTTACTTACGGCCATTGCGATCCCAATCGGGGCGCTAATATCGCCAGCACTTTTGCGCTTAATGATTCTCCATGCTGAGTCATTGACTTTAGCTGCGCAGTTATTCATCTGCTGGATAAACTCGGCCTGCCCGTTATGCACTACCCGATGATTGACCAAGCCTTCTAAAAGATCTCCACAGGCTTTGTAAAACTGCTGGCCTGAGACATCCTCAACGACTACGCCAGAATTGTGCAGGCGATCTGCAATGGTCTGAGTGGCGTACTTATCAAAGCAGACTAGCCGTGGCTTATAGATGTCACACCAAGCCTTTATGCTTGCAGCCATCTTCAGCTCATCAATAGCAACCTGAGAGCTATAAGTCTCTAAGATACCGATACCGATTCGTCCGTCTGGCAGTAATTGACCAGCCACGAGCGACCCATTTCTTCTGCTCGGACTTACATCAAAGCCGAATACTGTATAAGCACCGACCGACATCTCTAGATCCGAGTCAGATGTTTCCTCAAGAATTCCGTGAGGCCACGGAGAGGACAGACTGTCGATCCACTGGCAAAGTGTCTCTGTGCGCGTATTTTCAATCGGTGAAGTAGCAATCGCTTCCTCAATCGCTTCCTCTGTGATGGTGTATCCCAGAGAGGGGTTAGCCAGAGCCCATGCATCTCTATCGGTTATCTTGCAGTACTGAGGGGCTGAGTACTCATAGAATCCAAAAGATTTGGGTGGATAGTCGATAGCTCTTTCTCGTAAGTCGTTGAGTACAACGCTGAAAGCGTCTCCTGCATTAGAGGTAAGAAGCGTTTGAGAGTT